GAACATCATTACCAACGGCTTCTTTTAAAAGAATGGAATCTGTTCCATATGCGTATCCTTCATTTAAAGGAACTCCATCTGGAATAGTATAAACTACTTTACTGTTTGAACCTTTGTTATTAATGATTTCAGCAACAATAGGAAGGATTTTAACAACGCTTGTCATATTAGCAAACTCAACTCGTGTTGATGGTTTACCGTCTCCTAACCAAACATCAAATCCGGTTAATGCATTCGTTTGAGCTCTTGTTGAAGAGAAGTTTAATCGAACGGATATACCATTCTTATTAGCGAACAAACGTAAACCAAATCCTTTACCAGCAGATCCTTTATATTGCTCTAGCTCTGGCATTGCGAAAAGGTTTAAACCCGTCTTCTTTTTTAAATACTTAATCATTAAAAAGGTAGCTTTCTCAATAGAGCCTGATGAAATACCTTCAGTTAATACGAAATCCTTAAATCCTAGTTTGTTAATATCCATTTAGTGTAATAGTAATTTTAGTTATTTATAAAGTTTCAAACTTTAAAACCAGAGAAGTCTACGTTCTTACCAATGTTATGCATGGCATCACTATTACCCACTTGTGCTCCTGCTATTTTAGAATCATCTAATATATCTTGAGTTGGGTCAGCAACATCATATAAACGCATCTTAGATTTATCTACTCCAACGACAAACCGTTTATTATTACTTGGATCATTATAACGATTCTTCAATTGCTTTACCATTATTTGATTCATTCCTTCTAACTGTTCATTACTAATTAAAGCAATCATTAAATCAGCTGTGGCAGGTAAGCCGAAACTTTCTGATGTATCGGTTAAGTCAACATCGGAATTATTAAATCCAGAACGAGTAACCTGAGTAGCGCTCCAAATTGGAACATTACACTCAACGGCCAATCCTCTAACTTCTTCAGCAATACTTTTAATTAAAGAATAGGTGTTAACACCTCCGCTTAAACCTTTAATTCTACTACTAGCACAAATGTTTAGATAATCAATAAAGATAACATCTGGTACAAATTGTTTCTTCATTTTAAGCTCTGTTATCAAAGCTCTGAAGTGACCAACATGAGCTCCAGCGGTTGGGTATTCCTTAATAATCAACTGGCCTTTAACTTTATCAGAAACTTTCTTTATTTTAGAATTAAAGTTTTCACGGGAAAGTGTATCAAGTTGATCAATCCTTACATCAAACAAATTAGCGTCAATACGTTCAGCAATACGTTCTTCAGCCATTTCCATTGTTATATAAAGAACATTCTTTCCTTGAGAAATTCCATCTGCAGCAAGGTGGCACATAGCCAAACTCTTACCAACACCAGTTCCTGCAAGGATAATGTTTAATGTTTTATTAGGTAAACCACCGCCGGTGATTTCATTAAACATTGTTAAATCAAATGGTAACTTCTCTTCGTCTCTATTATAAAAATCAAATCGAGATTCAGCATCGCCAATATAATCATGGCCAACCGCCGTATCAAATGTTACGGAAAGAGCTTTACTTAAAATCTCTGGAATAATACCTTCGTTTTTATCTGGGCTCTTTCCATCAATAATAGAAATACTTTCCATTACTGCATTATGAACTGCTCGATCTTTACACCATGTTTCAGTACTTTCTAACAACCAATCTTCATCGCTATTATCAGCTTGTTCTAAATTAGTAATTGTTTGATATATTTCATTTACATCGCTACGATTACTATATTCAGAATTCTGAAGTTCAATTAAAAGAACGTTACTTGTTGGTAGTTTGTTATACTTAGAAATAAAGTTAACGATTAAATCATAAACTGCTTTTTCTTGGTTATCAAAATATTCTGATTTAATATGAGGTAATGATTTTCTACAAAACTTCTCATTATTAATTAAATTTGTTAATATAATTTCCTCGAAAGATTTATTCATGCTTATCTGTTTGACCTTGTTCTATTAATATTTTATCTAATATAGTTCCAATATAAGATGTAAAATATTGGTCTTTTTCTAAGGTTTCTTTTTCTATTGTTTCAGGATGTTTATCAATTTCATAAATGAACTTTAATACTGGCAGTTCCATACCATCAACGTCCTTTAATTCAAATGAGATTTTCCCATAACTATATTGGACGCCTTCATATTCTCCTTTAAGAATTTTAATTGAAGCATGGTCTTTAATTTTACCATGGGAAACAATTTCATAGTCTGATCCTTCTTCAAGCATCTTCTTCAATAGTTTCAGTTTCAAGAGCGGCATCTACAACCACTTCAGCTTCATCACCTGACATATCATGTAAACCAATCGTAAATTTGTTTTTAATAAAATCGGCAAAGTCAGTTTTCTCAAAGATAGGTTCCCAAAACTCTTTATTAAGAGTGTCGGCGGCACGACGGTTAACAGGATGCAGTTCTTCACCCGTCTCTGGGTTATTTGCCATGTACCATCCGTTCTTTGGTTTTGTAGCATAACCTCCGTCAATCGCAACATCAAGCAGGCCACTCCATTTTTGAATTCCACCTTCCCAACTCACTGTAATTGGAATACGGCTTTTCTCTTTAACAAATCTGCTTTTCTCAACTACAACGTTAAAGTGATAACCTTGAATCTCTGTTCCTTTTTTATCTTGTGAACGACCAATAATCCAAATGGTATCTGCTGAATAATAAATTCCAGTTCCTCCTGATACAACCGCTCTTGGAAACAGCCCCATCTCTTGATATGTATGGTTAACTGCAATCAGAGGAATGTCTTTCATTGTTAAGTAAGGAGTAGCCATTCGGAATAAACCCTTAATGGATTTTGCTCGGCTCATATCAGCGACACTCTTTTCGTTAATAGCGTCGTCCATCTCCTTCTTAGATGCAAGGTTACCAATCGAATCAATAATAACAATAACTTTATCTTTGCGATCTAGATCTTCAAATTGGTTAATCATATCGAACTTCAGTTCTTCGACATTCTTAATAGGAATATGAAGTACTCGGTTAATATCAATACCAAAGCTTTCAAAGTATGCTTGCGGAGAACCAAACTCTGAATCATAAAACATTAGAACCGCGTCCTTATGTTGTTTTAAATAAGCACTTGCCATTAGTAGAGCAAATGAAGTTTTAAAGTGTTTAGAAGGCCCAGCCAATACGGTTAACCCGCTTGTTAAACCCCCATCCATTTTTCCACTAAGCGCGACGTTAATCATCGGCACTGGTGTTGGAATCATATCCTTCTCCGCATAAAATTGGCTATCGGCTAGGACGTCGGCTTCTTTTACTCGGCAGTTCTTTTTTAGTTTATCTAGTAATGACATATAGTTTTATTTTGTTGCTGTTAATATTATAATCTATTTTTTAATGAATGTAAATCATTAAATATTATTATTATGTGAAGTCTTCCAATGAAGCGGTTTCACATTCTTGTTCAGCTTCCCACATCTGCCTTTTATTATCTTGTAAGATATATGTGGTATTTACTTTATCAAGATCACCTTGTAAATATTTTACAATTTGGCCCATCATATCTTCGGCTGTCTTAACAGGAACATTTTGACAAATATGATTCCATTGTTTAGTATTAAGTAATTGAAAGTCTTTAGGCAAATACATAATTTCCATACACTCGCGAACCGTTAAATAACGATCTTCAGTTGGATGAGTAAGCCATTGTGGGAGGTGGCCAACAAAAGCACCAATATAATCCTTGGGCCATGTAACAGTTCTTCTCATTACTCCTTTGCCATTTTTAATTTTTTCATTCATTCGACCAATTGTAGCCGCCCAACGATCTTCTCCCTTTTCTTGTAGCCATGGGATTAGTTTATCATATGAATCGTTATTTTCAATATAATGAAACGCATTTGATGATTTTTCTAAATGCTTATCTACAAACTCAGCATGAGAAATACCGCCATGAATTTCATTGAGAATATAATTATATAAACAAAACTCTGAAGGAATATCTTTATTAAGAACTTCGCTCATAGGATCTTCCGGATCATTTACAACGGCGTTTAATAAATCTTCAATTTTTTGATTTGGTCGATGGATATAATCAAAGAGTGGAACCGAATCGTCTTTCCAAAAGAAATAGAACGTCCTATCACGAACTTGAGAAAAACCTTGCACCAGACTTTTTGTTTTGTAAATGCTAAATGTATAATTAAATTTCTTAGCAATTTCTTTTAATTTATCGACAACCGGAGCTCCTGTTGACATCGCTAGTCTTGGCGCGTTCTCTCCCCAAAATACTTTTGGTTTAATATTTTCAAGAACATGCTCGGCCGTATGATACATCCAATCGTTTGTAGCACTCTTAGCATTTGATGTTGGTGATAAGGATGATAAACCTGCGCAAGGGCAAACCGTATTTACTACATCTACTTGTTTTGCTTTATAACCATGAGTTTCATCAAGAAATACATAATCTCCTTCATACCCTTGGTTTCTAATATGATTCATATAATGGGCATCATTAGCTTCAAAAGCTCGATATGACATTACCCATTCAGGATGTTTACCATCAAGAACATTTTGAATTCCTAAACTTTCTCCTCCGATTAAAGGCACGATACTGCCATATGTTATTTCACTTTTCATTTTATTTTAATATTTTTTTACTTAAATTTTTATTATGCTTTGCCTATCATGATCATCATGATGTAATAGGCGTGTGTTTTATATAATTATATATTTGATTTTATTACTCGGTCTCTAAGATCTGACGAAGAGAATGAATGTTTTCTTTTATTATAATGTACAGGGCATAAGCCCTTTCCTGTGTGATCCGTGTCTCGATATTCTTCGCCAACAATTCTGATGTCAGGATTTATAGTTAATATGATGTCAACTATTTCTTGCTCAGTCGTGAAAGGTATAACTTCATCGACATATCGGCATGACGATAATTGTACGTACCTTTCAAATGGAGATTGGATCGGTTTGTTTTTAGAATCAGGGCGGTCAACAGTTGGATCAATTAATAGACCACATACAAGATAGTCGCATAATGATTTTGCTTCTTGCAACATCACAATATGACCGGCGTGTAATAAATCGAAGGTTGAACAGGTGAAGCCAATCTTAGCATCATTTGGTAGTTTATTTTTATCTAGGAACATGTATTTCTTTATTTATGATTCTGTCAAGTTGCTTTGCAACCGTTTCATATAACGGAGACTTATCAGTTGGAAGGTAATGTAGAAACTTTGGAAGTTTTCTAATTCTGTCCATTGTATAATTTGGTTTAAGAATACCTCCATATAACTTAAACTCATTTCTTGGAAACTCTTCGACAGCATAACCATTCTCGGTTAACCATCTGAAGTAGACGGCATAGACATTTTGTTCCATGAGCCAATACGATCCACCAATTGGTCGGTGATGAATATTACCCAGGTAGTTCTTCTTTGATTTATACTTCTCGATAGCTCCGCATACGGCCGTAAGTAAATCTGAACAGAACGCTCTATCAATAAACTTGAATAGATTTGGATTTTTCGTATGTATTACCTGACCTGAGTTTAAAGTAAAGTGAGGTTTAAAACTCATTTTATGAACATCAACAAGATCACCGTAGATTCCTGTCATAAGATTCTCGACAGGAACAGACATGCGTCCAAGCACTCTTTCATTATAGAAAACATAATCATTTTCGAAGTAACTATCAATAGGTTGAATAAGGAACGTGTCATCGTCCATCATACAAACCTTTTCCATACCTAGAACTTCATGGGCATATAAAATAACAAGAAGCTTGATCGTTAAACGAAATTTATCAAGGATAATCTCCGCGGTCTCAGGATCAGATAATCTTGGAACCAATTGCTTAACTGCGTCAGACGCGTAATAGATGTTATAATTATCCTTAATAGTATCACTAAGATCATATGTTTGATAACGATCATCGAGTATTACATTTAGAACTATATCAGTCGGTTCATTGAAAATGTTGTAATATTTAATGAACGATTCGAGCCGTTCAGGTTTGTTACTTATTATTAAAATGTTGTTCATAATACACATATGTTTTTAACTGCTTTAGAAATGATTTGGTTATTAGGATGATATTTAAAAACTCGAATGAGTTCAGCCGCAATAAGAATTTTAAAGTCGGTCTGATTAATAGAATTAAACATAGATAATGTTGAGATCGAGTTATTGACTATGTCGTTATCATATTGATTCACGATAAGGCTCGCACAGAATTTAGCTGCATCAATTTCGGTACAGCCAAACACATCGGGAATAGGGTCAATTAAGTAAAGAGTCTCACTCTTAAATAACATATTTGTAACTCCAAAGTCGCCATGAGAAAATGAACGTTTAAGATTTAAATACTTAAGAGAATCACATATGGTATTAAAATATGACTCACCAGAAATATCAGAGTGCGAATAAATCCGCGCAACATAATCAGAAAATTCAAGAGAATCTTCAGGCGAATCAATCTCCTTTAAATCTTCAAGACTTTCTTGAATAATTCCGATTGCACGGTGGAAATTATTCTTGAAGAAACTTTTGTCATGTTGTATATACTCAATTGTTAAAGTTTCACCAACAAGTCTTAGAACTTCAGGTGTATTAATATAGTTCTTTACTTGTGAATACCATTCATTAACTTTGTGAGCATTCTTATCTGTTTTATGAACATATGTTCCATCAGTAAAAATATCAGCACCAGACAAACCTCCATCGAGTTGTCTAATATCAGTCTTAAGGAAAAGTTCAGGAGAGATACCTTTATCGTCAATATAGTATGCAGCGAGTGGTTTGTCAAAACTTAGAGACCTATACTTGACTCCGTTTTTCTTTAGCCACTTTTTGATTTGGCCGGCATACTTTTCTTTAGCTTCTTCTCGAGTTTTACAAGAGATAGATCCTCGTGCCGTAAAAATATCAACCTCCCACCCATCGTCATATAAAGAATTAACCTTTTGAATTAACTCTATGTTTGGTTCAGCATGTTCCCAATCGCGATTTGTTGTTAAAGCGAGTGTATCATCAAAGTCTAAAACTATTCTTTTGTTATGCATTACTTTTATTTAGTTCAGTTAATTTACCTAGGATCAAATCATTGAGATAACTCCCATCATAATACTCTTCTTTAAGAATATCATCTAACTGATCGCGAAGTTGCTGATAAGCTTTAGGGTTTTCTTCAAGGAATTTAATTTTATTAAAAAGATCTTTAGAATCTTTTACTCTAATAAAATCAGGTACATCCAAATGTTTTTGTTGATCATAGGTTGGATGCAGGAATGGTATAATTCCATAATGAGCCATTTCCCAAAACTTTGCGGTAACCCAACCCTTTTTAATTGGAATACAAAAAGTATATTTAACTCGTGGCAACATTCTCATTAAATCGTTAAACTTCTTAGGTCCTTTGAATCGAGAGTCATCTCCAATTGTATCGGAGTTCCATTGTCCGTAAATATCAACATCATCGACATGTTCTAAAATATATTTTTTCAAATCAGGATAACGCGATGGTTTGCCCTCATTACAAACAATCATAAAGTTAATATCTTTTTCAGTTGTCTTTTCTTCAGGCTCACCAAAGAAACTATCTAATGTGTTTGGTGCTTCTTGAATAGATTTACCCTTTTCTTTTCCAATTAAAAATGTAGTTTCAATACCTTTATATAATTGTTCTATTTCTGTTATTTCCCTAACAGGGCTATCATATTCAATACTATTACGGTGTAAACACTTTTGATTATATTGTGAAAAGATCTTCCTAGGAGGATTCATTAGGTCTCTCATCTTCCCAGGATAAAGGCGAGGATCGTTTAATAACATTAACCAAGGTACTTCTTTATACTTATTAAGATAATGAATTGTTGGTCCTGCGTACTTTCGTTGAACATCAAGTGGCTTTGCTAATTGAGTATGATCTGTTTGTTTACGAGCCCAACCCCCAACATTAGTAGTTGATACTTGACCGCACATAAAAACACCAGCATCAATTTCAAATTTTGGATTTGGAATAATAATGTTTTCCATAAACTCTTGCCTATCATTTGAAGGGTGTTGAGCTTTAGATTTATCCCATTGATTTTTTCGCCATTCGGAAAACCCAGAGAAAGCATATATGAAATTACCATGAACGTTAATCCGTTCTTGCTCGGCAATAGATAATCTATCAAAGTCACTAGCGCCAAGCATAACAAAAGTATGCTCAGGGTTTTGTGTTATTAGGTGTTCATATAAAATAGGAGCTTCATTGTCACCGCCAACAGCGCCCCAATTTTTACTATTGAATAATACAGACTTACCAATCTTGCCGATGCCGATTCTCATAATATATCTATTTGTTTCCGTTTCGATTTAAAAAATCTTTATTAACATCTTGGCCATCTACGCCATGTCTCATATAAGCTACTAAGAACGACGCATAGTTAATAAGATCTTTACCAGAATCTTCAAGAGATTCAAAGTTTGGCTCATATCCAGTATCAGATTCCATAGCTTCTAGAACCGAATACATTCTAAGAGTTTTGGCGTAAATAATATCTAAGATAGATGCGATGCCTCGTGGATAATAATCAGCTTGTTTAATTCGGCTGTTAGGATTTTGATAATCTCTTGATTTAGCAGTTTGTAATTCGGCACACTCTCGTAATACCTTAATACTTTCTTTAGCTTCCTTATTCATATGATTAATTATACCACATATTAATAAGAATGTAAATCTTTTTATTTAGTTATTTTACGGCTCATCTTCAAGATAATCGCAAAATGTTTCAATCTCAAATTGCTCATCTTGTGTCGGATTATTATCCATAAGAGACATAAGCTTTGCTAACTTAACGACCCAAGCTAAATTATTTTCTTTTAATCTGTTAACATACTGTTGATATGTTTCAAAATAACCAATTTCAATTTCTTCAATAGCATTAAGCATTCTTTTAGTTACCCAAGATTGCTCTAATAAAAATTCACTTGTGTAAGAAGTGGTTGAAATAACGTCGTGTAACCATGCAACAATAATTGCTTCAGCGGTGTTGCTATTACTATTAGATTTAATTATGTTAACAACATCTTCAATATGATGAATGTAAGGGTTTCCATTATGGCGAGTTTGACCAATATGGGCGCGGCGAGCTAGCTCTTCCGCTTCTCTGCATATTCTTTCAGAGTATGATTCTTCTTTATATCTAGGCGAAATGCTTACATCTAAATTTAAGTTATTCAGCATTTCCAAAATTTCATTTTCTGCTAATGTTAAATTTTCAGAGTCATCGCTATGTTTTTTGATATCTTTTTTTATATGTTTATTAACATTAGAAGATGCTTCCCCATTTTTAATTTTTTCATTAATTTTTTTGATTCTTGTTTTAAAAGAATACCATTCATCAAATGATAAATTGTTTTTTTCCACATCTCTGGTTTTATATTCTAAGAAAGCATCAAGCGCGTCATTCCAATCGTCATATCCTAGTTTTTTAATACTGTACATATTGGGTGGTGGGTTTTTAGAGGTTGTTATTATATTGTTTTTTAGTAATCTCGTGTTCTCCTGTTTTTAAATAATGGTCTAGTAGGTAGAATTGATTTTCATATACGTGTAAGCTACCAGCATTCCAATGAATGTTACCTTCTTTGCAATTTAGGTCTTTTGCTAACTTGTTAAGAACATATTTCTGCCAAGCGTAATCGTTTCTATAACCGGCCCAAGCATCGTTTGATCTCATTTGGACAATTGCAGACAATTTGTTTTTACGAATAACATATTGAACAGTATTTGTACAAACAAAATCTGTCATACCTTTCCTTTTAAATTGAGTATGCATTTTAGGATTTGTATAAATCATTATTGCTCTGCGCGAGTTAGGATCCTTCTTAAGAGTTTCTAATACATTCTTGTATTGGTAATAGTTATCTTTGTGATTTATTAGATATCCATAATTTGAATTTATCTCTCCTTTTGGCGATGAAACAATTTCCCAGATCTTTGGAACCTTACCTTTAATATCATTTACATTACGAGACATACTTCTATACCACATTAATTCTCGATCAATATAATCTTCATTGGCCAAACCAAATATAGAATCAGTATTTGCTATGAAAGATGCTCCAATAATTTCAACAGTTAATTGTTTATTAACTATGACATATTCTTTATTTTTATGGAGATTTGCTAAGGTGTCTCTTACGGATTTAATGTTCATATTGTAATGTTAGTATAATTATGTATAAAGATATTATACCATATTTTACCAAGTTTGTAAATAACAAATATGGCTTCTAGAAAAATACTAGAAGCCATATCATGGTTTAATTATTTACGTGAATATTAATAACGTCCTTTAAATTTATTTTTAAACTGGCTACCCCATTCGCTTTTTAATTTCTTAATCTGGCCCGGGGTTAGTTTTTTAGGACCTGATGCTTTAGCTGGTGCTTTAGCTGGTGCTTCTTTAGGTGGTTGAGCATCTTCTGCAAAGGCTTCATTAATATCAGGAGTGCTTGGATCATCTCCAACAAACTGGCCTTCTTCGTCACGAGCTCTTTTGTTTTTCTTTTTCATATAAATTTATTTATAATGTTTAGAGTTTTATTTCTTGTTTCGTATTGCTTTTGTTTTTGTTAATATACGAACGGCGCCGTAAAATACATATGCCATTAATATCCAAAAATCGTTGCGCCCCGCTTGTTCTTTAGCGTTTTTAAGGAACATGCGATCGGCTTCTTTATAATCAATAACACCTGAAACATGTTGAATATCATGTAGCATACAACTGCTATTGAATCGTTTACTAAGAATCTTACGCAAACCTTTTGGCCATTTATATAAACCACAATAATACTCATAGTCAGCTGGAAGTTTTACACCAGTATCCTTTTGTATTTTATTAAACTGGCGTTTCAGTTTGGTTTCAATCTTCATAATATTATTTATTAATTACGCATTTTGAAGTGCAAAGGTTAATGCGCGTTCTGCTTCAATATCTAATGGCCTATTTTTATACCAGCATCCAGTATCCATATCAATATCTTTAGCAAGCTTTACAATTTCATTAACAGTAATTGGGTATCCTTTATGTATTGCGGATCCGGCAATACTAACCATAATTGAATATAATTTAGAATACCAACCAGTTTCTGAAATAACACGATATTCATTTACTAATTGTTTATTTACAAATGGGCAATCTCTATATGAAGACCAAGTAATAGAGGTGTTGTTAAGTTGATTAGATTTATACTTCATCAGCTTAATTTTCATTTCTTCACTTAGTTTACTTCTAAATGAATTTTCTTGAGGTACTATAAACGGATGCTTTTTCATTATTAAATCAACATCTAAAAAGTCGGCGTCATCGTTACAATGAATGAATGAATAAGCACCTGGATATTGTGCTGGGACGTAATACATCCTTGATAGATCCTTCGTTTGTGGATCGCCTAATGAATTAAACTCTTTATTCAGAGCAAACCATAAATGCTTTATATCATCCTTTTCTATAGTCTTTGTGAATGGTATAATAACTCTGAACTTTGGCTTTTCTTTTGTCGAGCTTGCGCTATTATAAACAACACATTTGATATCTTTAAAAACAACCAACGCTTGTTCGAAATTACACTCATAATCGTCAACGTCAATTGCAGCCCAACCACCCCAACATAAAACATTTACATTTCTTCGCTTTTCATCTTTATCATATACTGCTGGGCTGATAAGAGGTGAACCATCTTTTCTTTCGTCTTTCTTTGGTTTATAACCATCTTCTTTACTAAGGTTTAAAAGAAGTTCTTTAAACTCATCCCAACCGTCAAAGGACATCTTACGATGAGTCGAATTATCAAAGATTGATTTAAATATAGTTAATGAATATTTCATACTTTATTTTCTGCTCTAAACTCTTTAAGTATAGCAAAGATTAATAGAGCGGCCCATCCCACAACCGTAACGCCAAAGAATAGGTTAGCTATAAAAATAGGAAGAGCGTATTTATGTTTATTTACGACCGCCACAAAAGTGGGTATTAAGTAGCAAAGGCTTGCCACTATTAAAAGCATGATGAATAGAAGTAAATCCATAATTAATATTATATACTATATTTACTAAAATGTAAATCTTTTATTCGTTTAATTTAGGAAGAAACCCGTGATTATCAGAATGATCTGGCGCGACCCACCCTTTAGGCTTTACTAAATCTGGAAGACCTAGTGGATTGTCTCGACCTTCTTTAACGCCGACTTCCTTATTCATATTAGCGTTATGAACTGCTTCCCACGCTTTATGTTCGTCAACTCCAAACGCATTTAACGTTCCAATAGCGACAACGCAAAGATCAATTAAACCATCAACCACTTCTTCGCAATCAACGTCATCACAATGTAGTTTGCCAACTGCATTTTTTGTTTCAGTAAGTTCTTCTTCTAGGAAGTCTAAACGAAAGTTTAGAAATTCTCTTAGGTCTTTACTATCTAACTTTTTAAGCGCGCAATGAACACCATACTTATTATGCATGTTATCAATATCGCTTGGCCAATCGGTAGATGATGCTTGCCATGTTAGAGAGTCATTTTTAGGAACAAGCGTTACCCAATCATCAAGTGTTTCTGGAATTAGTTTTACCACGTCTTCTACTGTTTTATTATTTTCCATATATTTTAATTTCTTTTAGAATGTCTCTGCTTTTATTAGACAAAGGAGTTTCCTCTGTCGTGTGAAAGTAATTGTTAATCGCATTAAGAACTTCGATGGTTCTTACGGTATCATCAAACTTTAAATAGTCTTGTTGTAATTCGTTAATAACGTTTGTCAGGTTTCTGTTTAGTTGGTTCATTTGTTTTTTTATTGTGTGAGTGTCATACCTTTGTTTTATCTATACTTGCCCAAAGAAGTCTTCCAAACTAGCTTGAGGTTCTGCCGACCAACTAATAGCATGTAAGATAAGATTAATTGGATCAAGGAAAGCTTTTTGGAATTGAGTTTCATAATCAATGAACTTATCTAAACCAAATTCGTGTGGCAACTTATCAATAAACCCAATTACGTTTTCTCCAGTTGGGTTATGCTTTTTAAGAAATACAAACTTAATTTTATTGCCGCCTTGGATTTCCCTATACTTATTAGTTAAGTTAAACTTCTTTAACTGATCGTTATATACTAAGGCCGCGCGGCAATGCATTGGTGTTCCTTTACAATATAGAGTTTGCGAATCATAATATTTTGTAACATTATTAATTCCACGAGGACTTGCGATTTCATGGGCCGGCAAAGAATTAAAGTGGTTATGAAAGAAAGCGATCGCTTTTTGAGTTTTATCTTCATCCCCGCTCATCATTACTTTAAACATTTCCTTCATAGCGCCTCGACATACTTTTGGAGTAGAACTCTTAATAGCTTCAATACCCATGATCTTAATTTTCGGCTCAGCATATTGAACGCCTTCATTGTTAAGAACATTTAAAATATATCGTTTCTTTGCAGTCCATATAGCTTTATCAGCAATAGCTTCTCGCGCCATCACCATCGTATTCTTATATGAATTTGTAATACCGCCTAACTTATTAAAAGCTTTTTCCAATGCAGGAACCATGCCTTCTTCACCAAACTTATCAAGAAACTCAACTGGACTGTTTGGATTAAGCTTATCAATTACATCTTGAACATTAACGTAAATGGAGTCAGTGTCTGCTGCTATAACTCTATCAACTGGCTTCTCATCTTTAAGGAATGAAGATAACCATTTGTTTGCATGTTGTTCTGCCCAACGAATAACAAGTTGACCTGTAAGAGTAATTCCTTCAGCAACAAGAAGATCAAAGTAACGGAACCATCTGTTAGCCAAAGCTCCATACAGGCTGTTCATTAGAATCTTGATCGCCATTTGTTCAGTTTCAAGTCTGGCGATTTCTGAGTCTAGTATCTTACTTTTTTGCTTTTCATTCTCTTTCTTTTTATCTAGCATTTCTGCTTTAATCTTCTTACGCTTATTATAAAGCTCTTCAATAATCTCTGGTAGAAACCCTTGCTTATGTCTACTAAATGTTGCGCCATTTGCGGCAACCGCCAAATTACTGTCAGGGGATATGTTTGTTTGATCTTCGAGTACTCGATCAGGTGTAATATTAGGCACTGTAGAATGCCTTACGAGGGTCTCAGGACTCATATTATATTGTATAATAAGGTTAGGATACAAGCTGTTCAAATCGAAGCTCATTACCCAATCATACATCCCTGGCACAACTGGCTTAACAAACCCTCCAGCATATTCTGCTTTAGCACTTGGTTTTGATGGAGGAATCGCTATTTTCTTTTTAGCAAGATTCCTAAAGATTATACTATCCCATATAGAAACAGTACCGAGCGTATCTGTATAATTAACTCCGCCAAAATATGCTAGAGTAAATACCAAATCAATTAAGCCAAGTTTCTTTTCAAACAGTTCAATCAATTCAACATCAACGATATTATAATCAACAAACTTCTGAAAATCTTGTTCATATAATTCTTTTAGATCGCCTTCAAAAGCTAGCTTCTTTTGTTCAAGAACAACCTCGGCAATATTATCTAGCTTATATGATTCTTGTTGGCCATAAGTATTAAGAGTAAACTTTTTAAATAAGTCAAGGTAATCGAGTTGTTGAATACCCATAATGTTATAGCTGGTTTGCTCACGGCCAAATACATTTACGGTTCTATCTGTAATTTTTTTCCAAGGAGATAATCGCTTGGTTGCATCGTTGCCCAACATACGAGCCATTCTATTAACGATGTAAGGAATATCAAAGAACTCTGTATTCCAACCAGTGATAACATCTGGAGTATTAATAGGATCACTCCACCAATCTAGAAAATCATTTAAGAGTTCGGTTTCAGTATCAAACTGGCGATACTCTTTTCTAAGATGTGGCACTTCACTTTTAGAAAGGTCATAATCCTTTAGTCCCCAGATGATATAAGTATCACAACGGCTACTCTTTACTGCGATTGTAAGAATCTCTTGTTCTGCTCGCATTGGTTCTGGAAAGCCTGTACCAATAGCAGTTTCAATATCGATGTAAAGAATGTCGACCATCTTTTTATCATACTCAATTTCGCCAGGCCACTGGCTTTGGATAAATGCTGGAACATGCTTTTCATTTCCATATATTTTAAACGAAGGAACATCTTCATAATGTTTACAGAACTGGCGGCATTCGCTCATAGTGCCAAACTGCATTGGGCCTACAGGAGTTCCATCAATCGCTTTCCATTCTGAGTTACGGTCTTTGCTATTTACATAAAGCGTTGGCCGATATTTAAATGAATCATATATTTTTTTGCCATCATGATCGTATCCTCGATACTTAATCATGTTCATGTGTCTATCGACGCTGGTGTAGAATCCACTAATGCTGTTCTTCATGTATATATTATATCATCTTTTATTATAGATGTAAATACTAAAGTTAATAAAAAAGGGCTCCTCATTTCTGAAGAACCCTTTTATTATGTTTTAACTGCAAAGTTTAATCTTCGTTAATAAACTCTGGAAGAATAGTAAACTTCTTAGGTTTCATTTCTTCAGGAATTTCTTTCTTTAGTAGAACTGAAAGTATACCATCAACAAGCGCTACTTGCTCAACACGAATGTGGTCGGCCAGCGTAAACTTCTTGATGAAACTTCGAGTAGCAATTCCTTTATGAAGATATTCTTTATCTCCATTAAGCTCAACGCAATCAGATTCAACGATAAGTTGATCTCCGTCTTGTTTGACGGAAAGATCTTTATCACTGAAGCCTGCGACTGCTAGTGCGATTTCAAACTCATCCTCATTATGCTTCACAATATTGTGAGGAGGATAAGATGCTTTCTCTCTTGATTCTAATCTATCAAAGATTGAATCGAACCCAACCGCGAAAGAACGCGGCAACGAATTTAGTGTATTTGTTATTGTCATATTTTGAACTCCTTATTAAGCGAGTTATTTTTTATTAATTGAGATCCTTTCGGCACCTCTTTATAATACGAAAACGTATCGTATTACAAATCTATTTATACTCGAATTCCGAGTTTTTTTAAATATTTTTCAGCTTCAGTGTCAAAGGTTTTTTATTAATTACTCTCTGGTAATTTTCCTTTTAACTTATGTGATCGATAAGCAGTATTTAATTTTGTATTCTTTAAAATATCTTTAATATCCTTTTTAAGTTTTGCTGCGTCCTGCTTATTAATTTTACCACCTTTTGTGATACGTCTTGCGCCACGCTGTTTTGTCGCATCCCCGTATGTTAAGCGACCTCCTTGATTATTATCTCTACCATAATGGAAAATATTTGTTCCATTACCAACATCTTTGGCAATTTTTGATCCAAATTCTTTTTTAATATCATTTAAAATCTTTTCAGCATCAGGAACATCTCCATCATAATAATAATCTGCCTCGGGATCTGTTGCCGTGACATATAAAGAGATTAAACTATCAAGCCGTTCTCTATTTTTACCTGCAAGTTTTGCTTCATCCAGACACTTCTTCTCGTTTGGCAACAAATATTTCTCAGTACTCATGATTTTATTTATATTTTAATTTAATTTATACTCGAATTCCGAGTTTTTTTAAATATTTTTCAGCGTCATCTTCAGAATCAAAGAGAGGACCTTCCATTCTACCTTTAACAAAGATAGCGTGACCGCCTCTTGTCTGAGACCATTTAATTGAAATCTTTCCAGCTTTAAACTTTTTCTTAAGATCTGAATTCATCGCATTTGTCCTTTTATCCATCGCTTTTTGTTGAGCTGGAGTATAAGCAATACGCAATCCCTCTAAATATTGTTTAAAGCTTTTCATTTAATAATCAAATGGTGGGCGGGGATGGTCTTTTTTACTGATCGAATACCAAGTGCCGTTAACCATCCAATAAAAACTTTTATCAGATTCTAAAACCCAGAACTCACCTTTTGGAATTGGAGCAGATGAAACTTTTTTAAAAGTCTTAGTTACTGGAGCACCAGTCGGCCAATTTTTACTTGCCTTTTCGGCGGGTCTTACAGAAGATTCTCCATTATTATCTGCTTGATAAACTTTATAACTTTTATCATCGCTTTGGAAATCTAAATAGTCAGATGGCACTTTAGCTTCAGATAATGTTTCTTCATCTAAACGCTTCTTCTCGTTTGGTAACAAATATTTCTCAGTACTCATGGTTTTATTTTTAAAAATTAATTATCGTTACTCCCTTGAGTATATAAATTAGTAAAGAACCAGTAAGCTAATGTATCTTTTTTAAATGGATTCTTTGGTTCTTTATCACCATTATATCCAGCACTATATGCTTTATCATATGGTTTTTCATACATTAAATCTTCAAGTGGACCTACTAAAGAAGTGGATATTTTGTTCCATAGATTATTGGTATCTTTAGAAGTTGCTTTTGTTTTAGGAGCATCCTTAATTAGTTTCAGAACCTCTTCTTTTTTCTTTGGAATTGTAATAGATTCGTATAAACGCTTCTTCTCGTTTGGTAACAAATATTTCTCAGTACTCATGTTTTTATTTATAATACTAAGATTTTTTCTTTACATTACCAATATTATATTTGGAATTAAGAGTCCAATTCTTCTTCTCTTT